TATCCGACAGCTCCTCGTGAAGAATCATTCCGGCAAGCGCGTATAAATCATCGTACTTAGGACGCTCTCTGTACGCGCCTATATGCTCTTTTATCGCGAGATGTATGTTAAGTAAGCGGTAGTTCCTGTCGTCTAATTCGCCGAGTTTCATACGCTCTTGCAACGTAGCTAATCGTTCTGAGAATATCGCAGTATATAGCGCCATTATTGGTACACCTCGCGTAACGGAACAAGCACTCCGACATAATCGGGATAGTCTAAAACATCGCCATTACCTAGCTTAATCGTACGTTTATGATGTCCGTTATATTTCGAGATGCGGTGTATACGCTTTTCTAGCGTCTCGTCCGAAAGTAGAACAAGGTCACCTACATACGCTTCTCTACGTCTTAATATATAAGGCTCACGGTTATATAAAATGTAATCTTCAACTACAAATTCAGCGGTAGAACTGCCGTCGCAACGAGTGATTACTCTCCCTTTACTTTCGTAATACTTGCATGAATCGCACATATAAGCGCCTGGAAAGTCTTTACGTAACGTCCCTCCGCACTCGCATTTCTTAGTCGTCTTAGGTAAATATTTCGCATAATTAGTCATTATTTTCTCCGCCTCTCTTTTGTTTTCCGTTTTTAATTACCGTAGCAACAGCGATAACATCGCCTTTCTTGATTTCGTATGAAATCGAATAGTTATCGTCCTTTCCGAAAAATCCCTTCGGAAGTAATTCGTCCTGCATATCGTATAAATCACCGTTCAAATCTCCTGTAATTCCGTCCCAATACGGGCCATCCCCAAAATTAGCGACCGAAACATCAAATTTAGTGGTGAAAACAGTAGGATTACTGACTCGTAACCGTAAAGGAATCCCTGGTGATGGTGATACGAGTGCTGTGTATTCTTGCGGAAGCTCCTCCGATAAAATTACTGGCACATTTATCATTTCGTTAGGGAATATCGTGAAATCTTGCGTTGCAACTACGTTGATTAGCCGATTCATCTCTTTGTCCTCAACTCCCTTTTTCTGTTATTTTGCGTTACCTACACTTGATTGCGTCAGTTTTGCGTGGTATAATCTGAGTAACATAAACGTAAAATGAACGTATAATACGTAATAACAAACGGAGGTATCTATAATGACCGCTTTTCATACGTACGAACAAATTACTGAATTAATTAACGCAAGTATCACGCTAACTGCTCGTGTTACTGTGCGTCTCCATATCGTTGAACATCCCGGTAACTTTATATTTAACGTTGATATCATCGCTCCAAGCGGAAATAACACGTATCCTATCAGTGAATCTTCCGAGTATGGACACGCTTATGCCCTTGCGGAGGACTTCTACATACGGCTAGCGTATCTATACGAGACTAACGACCTTGTGCGTATATTCGAAGAGATAAAACACGAGAGAGCTGGCGAACCGCTACCACCTCTATCCGATAAAAAGAAAGTTGAAACGATCAAAGTGGTTAATCTCGACAAGTCAACGACTTCTGACGTAGAATCAACGGACAATGCTACGGTTCCGACTAAACGAAAGAACAATACGGTTAACTCAAAGCCGTTTGTACCTAAAAAGCGCGCCAGTTCTTCCGAGATCCAGGAATTATTAAAAGGATTCGACTTTCCTGCAACGAGAGGTATGCCGGAGATTTACATCGGTAAACGTAACCGCTTGTACTTAAAAGGCGTGTTCCGTAGCGCGTTAGGTATCGAACCCCAGTCGCGCATTATAATCGGATACCGTCCGATAGATAACGCATTTGCGATTGTTAAACCGGAAGCCGTCGGCGACAATCCCGAAGCGCAAGCAGCGGGCTATTTCGTAAGTCTGCGCTATGACGTCACGGCTGCGAAGATGTTTAAGCAGTACAACCTCGATAGATACGAGGGGCAGACGTATTATTTCGATAAAGCGTCGAGTGATGCGTCAGTGGCGATATTTAGGCGGTACTAACTTCGGTTGGTGGCGTCTTTCCGCTTTCTATTGCGTTATAAGTACGTCAGTAAGCGCTCGCCGATCGCTTTGATTACGTTTGTAGTGAGGCCGTTGCCTGCGAATTTGTACAGTCGGCTATCGCTGAATTCCTCTGATAATGCGTCGATAGCCCATTGTGGCACCGACTGTAATTTTAGACATTCGGTTGGCGTCAGCTTACGGATGCGATAGCGTGGGTATTCTCCGACAGCTACGCCATGACGGTCGATTGACGTTAATGTGAACGCTTCTTCTCCGTCCTCTTTGAAGCGACGTCCGTTTTGCGACTTGTTAACGTAATCGGGCGTTAATACAGGGCGGACTTCTTCTCCTCGCATTTGTGAGACGTCGATAATCGTTGGCTCGTCTACACGCTCCACCACGCCTTGATTGACACCGCTTGCCTCTAGCGTGTTAGCCATCTGTTTACCTACGCGACCACGGCGAGTATTACTATTCGGGAATTGAATGTTAACGGCATCTCCCTCTGCTGCAATGGCAAAACCTTGCTTAGTAGCTTCTTTAATCGCCAAGCCTTCAACTTCTGCGACTGCAGTTTGCGTCTGATTACGATTAAGTCCTCGCCAATCAGATGACGATAAACAGCCAGCTATTTCTTTCGTCTTACCTACGCCAATTTTACGATTATATTCGATACCCTGCTGCGTTTCAGTTACTTTCGATTCTAACTGAGCGACTAATGCAGCCGTCTTATCCTCCGACAAGTAATAACGCTCGTCTACGCTATCCTCCAAGAAATCGCGCAATCTCGTACGTACTTCCGTCTGCTCCGGCCAATCGAAATTAAACGTCCTAGCGCCTTCCTCTTGATAACGACGCTTTGCTTTCGGTAGCATTGTCGTACCTTTAACGTCTTTCCACGGTTCAGCTTCGATTAAATCGTCTCTTACAGCGATTAAATAAACGCGCTCACGATTCTGCGCCACATCGAAGTATTTCGAGTTTAATACTGTAAAGTCGACCGTATATCCGATTTCATTGATCGCATGAATTATCGTCGACATCGTATTTCCTTTATCGTGATTAACGAGTCCTTTAACGTTCTCCATGAAGAGAATCTTCGGCTTTTTCGCCTGTGCGATTCGTAGCGCCTCGAACGTTAATGTACCGCGAGTATCAGCGAATCCGCCTCGTTTGCCTGCGACTGAAAACGCTTGGCAAGGCGGTGTAAAGCAAAATACGTCAAAGTCCGGTAGGTCGTCCGTATTAGCTTCGCAAATGTCGCCATGCACGGGAATTTCCGGATGAAGTAGCTTGTGCGCGTCCTGTGCGTATTGGCGACGTTTTTCTGTTGGATCGTATTCCCATGCGATAACACCTTCGCCTCCTAGCGGCTTAAGTCCGAGTGTCATTCCACCAATTCCCGAAAATGCTGATGCGTATGTGAATTTCGTCATTTAATCGTCTCCCTTTACGTTAGTTTTGCGTTCATAGATAACGAGAAAACTCGCCTATCTCAAACGATAAATCGTAAGGATAGGCTTTATTTCTATTCGATTTTTAGCGCTAGTCGCGCTAGCGTTCATCTTGCGTCAATCTTCCGATAGCAAATTCGAGATATTTCGCTGCCTTGCGCAAGTCCTCCGTCGGCTCTGCGTGCTTATGCGGAGCTCTCGCCAGGTATTTCAGCGCATTGCCTACGCAGTAAGCAACGTAGCCGTCCGAGTAGCCTTGCGTGATTTCTTCGATTACTTCGATTGTTTCGAAGCGTCCTTGCGTGTAGTGATTCGGGTGTTCTACGGCGTCCAATTCCGCTTGTTCACTTCCGAGAACTTCCGATTGATAATACGCCAGTGCGTCTTGCTCCGAATCCTCCTCGCCAGCTTTGCGGAAGATTTCGTATTCATGCTCCTCTACCGGTGTGAGAGCGTCTTTTTTCGTTTTAACCTCAATGCCGCTATCATCCGAAGCTACATGTACAACCTCCACTACCTCTCCGCTATACGCATATCCATTCCTTACTGCCCACGTATCCGGTAAGATACGTACTAAATCGCCAACTTGCGCTTTTGCCATCGTTAAATTCCTCCTTCTAATATCGTTGCGCCCTATCGGACGATTTCTACCGTCGCCCGCTGTCGCCCTAACCGGAAAGCCTCCGATTTGCTTGCGACTAATATATCGAGCCTGGCACCCTTAATCGCTCCGCCGCGATCGAGGACCACGCCGTCAAATTGCGTTCCATCTTCGAGTGTAATCCGCATGATAGTGCCGAAAGGTACGCTCTTATCCGCTGCGATTACTCGATAGCCTTCGTAATATTGCGTCTGTCTTACGTCATAGCCAGTAGCGGTTATGCCCGAGCAACCTTCGCAAGTGGCGACGTAGAATGTCGCTTCGTATTCGTAAGTGTTTGGCG